CGTAAGATTTTTGAAGCTGTCCGTGACTATAGACCGACTGCTGTGGGAATTGAAAAAGGAGCATTGAAGAATGCTGTCCTACCATATCTCTCAGACATAATGAAAAAGAATAATAGGTTCTTCCGTATAGACGAACTTACGCATGGTAATAAGAAGAAAACGGACAGGATTGTCTGGGCTTTACAAGGTAGGTTTGAACACGGTGCTATAACACTTAACAAGGGTAACTGGAATACAGAGTTTCTTGATGAACTATTCCAATTCCCTAATCAACTCGTACATGATGATTTAATTGACTCACTCGCCTACATAGACCAACTGGCTAACATAGCCTACACATCGGACTATGAAGAAGAAGATTACGAATACTTAGACGCATACGCAGGGTACTAATATGTTATTAGAAGATAAAGAAGAATTTACACTGGAACAAGACCTTGAGAACTGGGTCATAGATAAATGTGAAGGTTGGCGTAATCACTACGAGTCTAACTACTCACAGAAGTTTGATGAGTACTATCGCCTATGGCGTGGACAATGGGCGGCGGAAGACAAGACCAGAGAGTCTGAACGCTCTAAGATTATATCCCCTGCTCTACAACAAGCAGTTGAGTCATCCGTAGCGGAACTAGAGGAAGCTACATTTGGTCGTGGTAAGTGGTTCGACATTGAGGATGACGTTACGGACCAAGAGAAGCGTGATATAGCCCTTCTACGTGAAACCCTATACAAAGACTTCAAAAAAAATAAAGTCCGTAAGAGCGTAGCTGAGTGCCTTATAAACGCGGCTGTATTTGGCACAGGTATTGCTGAAGTAGTCCTAGAGGAAGAAAAAGAGTTCCAACCTGCTACACAGCCTGTCATGGGTGGTGAATTAACAGCAGTTGGTGTCAACATTGTAGATAAGACCTGTGTTAAGTTACGCCCTGTAATGCCACAGAACTTCCTTATTGACCCACTAGCTACGTCTGTAGACGATGCCTTAGGCTGTGCAGTAGATGAGTTTGTCTCTATGCACTCCGTAGAGCAACTACAGGAGCAGGGTGTCTACCGTAACATCTTCGTAGGTGAAGCCGCTTCTGACTTTGACATTGAGCCAGACAAAGACTTAGCTGTATATGATGATGATAAGGTACGTCTAACTAAGTACTACGGTCTTGTACCTCGTCACCTCCTAGAGAAAGCACAAAAAGAAGATGATGAAGGTGAAGTAGAGGAACTAGTCGCTAGTGAAGAGGATGATTCCTACTACGTAGAAGCTATCGTTGTTATCGCTAATGACGGTACTTTACTTAAAGCTGAGTCTAATCCATACATGATGGGTGACAGACCTATCGTTGCATTCCCGTGGGATGTCGTTCCTAGCCGTTTCTGGGGCAGAGGAGTATGTGAGAAAGGGTATAACTCTCAAAAGGCGTTAGACGCAGAACTACGCGCTAGAATCGATGCTCTTGCATTGACTATACACCCTATGCTTGCAATGGACGCTACACGTATGCCTAGAGGTGCTAGACCAGAGGTACGTGCAGGTAAAGTTATCTTGACAAATGGTTCACCTAGTGAAGTCATACAGCCATTTAACTTTGGTAATGTTAGTCAAGTAACCTTCGGACAAGCCGCTGAGTTACAGAAGATGGTACAGACAGCCACAGGTGCTATTGATTCAGCAGGTATCTCTGGTTCTATTAACGGTGAAGCTACTGCCGCAGGTATCTCTATGAGCCTCGGTGCTATCATTAAGCGTCATAAGCGTACATTGATTAACTTCCAAGAGTCATTCCTGATTCCATTCGTAACTAAAGCCGCACACCGTTATATGCAGTTTAACCCTGAGAACTACCCTGTTGCGGACTATAAGTTCCACACTTCAAGTAGCTTAGGTATTATTGCCCGTGAGTATGAAGTTACACAGCTAGTACAGTTACTACAGACTATGAAACCAGACAGCCCTATGTACTCACAGTTGATTATGTCCATCGTAGACAACATGAACCTAGCTAACCGTGAAGAACTAGTAGCGGCTCTACAACAAGCTAATCAGCCTAACCCAGAAGCACAGCAAGCACAACAAGCGGCTCAACAAGCACAGTTGGCATTCCAAGCGTCACAGACTGCGGCTCTACAGGGTCAAGCTACTGAGTCACAAGCCAGAGCGCAAAAACTTGCGGCAGAGGCTAGTGTTGTACCGCAGGAACTTGAGATTGACCGTATCAAAGCAGTTACGGCTAATCTTAAAACAGGAGATGCTGATGACAAAGAGTTCCAGAAGCGTCTTAAAATATCAGAGCAGTTACTAAAAGAACGTGAAGTAGCTGTCAAAGAACAAGGAAAACCTAATGATAACACAGTACCAGTTCAACAAAGCACTGGAGGAAGTCAATCAAGCCTTCTCGAAAACTCTGAAGAGGTTGGAGGAATTGGAAGTCGCGGTCCAAGACCTTAAGAAAACTAAAGAGGTAAAACCGAATGCCAGTAAAAAAAGACCCAAGACTAGCTAGAGCAGGAGTCTCTGGTTATAACAAACCAAAGCGTACACCCAGTCATCCTACTAAGTCTCATGTAGTTGTGGCAAAGGAAGGTGACAAGATTAAGACTATACGCTATGGACAACAGGGAGTTTCAGGTGCGGGTAAGAATCCTAAGACTGCATCTGAGAAAGCAAGACGTAAATCTTTTAAAGCAAGACACGCCAAGAACATAGCCAAAGGTAAAATGTCTGCGGCTTACTGGGCAAATAAATCAAAATGGTAACGAGGAGATAACTATGCCATACGGTAAAGGTACATACGGTAGTAAAGTAGGAAGACCACCTAAAAAGAAAACTACAGCTAAACCTAAAAAGAAGCCAATGAAAAAAGGCAAGTAATTATGCCAGTTAAAAAGAAATCCACAGTAAACAAGGCGGGTAACTACACCAAGCCTACTATGCGTAAGAACTTGTTTAATAAGATTAAGGCAGGTACTAAGGGTGGTAAGGCAGGACAGTGGTCTGCTAGGAAGGCACAGATGCTTGCTAAAGAGTACAAAGCTAAAGGTGGAGGGTACAGGTAATGCCACTAAAGAAGTCACAGAAAAGCCTGAAGAAGTGGACTAAGGAAGAGTGGGGTACTAAGTCTGGTAAACCAAGCACACAGGGTAAGAAAGCCACAGGTGAACGCTATCTGCCCAAGAAGGCGCGTCAGGCTTTGACCAAGAAGGAATATGCCGCTACGACACGTAAGAAACGTGCTGACACCAAAGCAGGTAAACAAGTTAGTAAACAACCTAAGAAGATTGCTAAGAAAACAGCAAGACATAGAAAATAGTTCTTGACATTCTTAGTAAAATATGTTATAATATTCCTATAGTATACTTAAGTATATTATATAAATTAACAATTAAAGCTGTCCTTAAAGGAGAAACAGTAAATGAGTGATAGAGAACTAGAAAAGTATTATCGTTCCTTTGAAGAGATGTTCCGTTCAGATGGTTGGAAGAACTTAATGGAAGACATTAAAGGAAGTGCTGATAATGTCAATTCAGTCGAAGCCTGTAAAGATGACAAAGACCTTTACTTTCGTAAGGGACAACTTGTAGTCATGGCTAATATGCTGAACCTAGAAGCACAGATAGAAACAGCTAAAGAACAGCAACAAGACGAAGTAGAAGTAGACGTAGACTAATGAGGTTTATGTTTGACTTCAAATGTGACAATGGACATGTCAATGAGAAGTTTGTAGACTCAGAGACAACTGAAGTACAGTGTCCAGATTGCGACTTAATAGCTAGAAAAATCGTTACACCTGTTACAATCAGTGGCGGAGACTCTTGGAAGGAAACACGGAAGTGGGCTAAGAATAGAGAGAAGCAGATTAAGTATGAACGTAAACATGGCGTAACTTTGTAACCGTAAGGACAACTCCTGACCATAGAACCCTTACATTTAATACACCTCCATAATGATATTAATCACGGAGTTTAATGATGGCAACACTAATAGATGAGCGTCCAGAAGACGTAGAAGAGAAAGACATTAACACCCTAGAAGAGACTGCACAAGACCCTCAAGTAGAGGAAACTCCTGAACAGACCGAACCAGAAGTACCTGAGAAGTATCAAGGAAAGACTACAGCCGAAATAGTAAGGATGCACCAAGAGGCTGAAAAACTCTTAGGTAAGCAAAGTTCTGAAGTAGGTGAACTTAGAAAGGTTGTCGATGACTACATCCAGACACAACTCACCGACCAAGAAACACAAGCAACAACCGCTGACGAAGAAATAGACTTTTTCTCAGACCCCGACAAGGCAGTCGAAAGAGCGATTAATAATCACCCTAAGATAAAGGAAGCTGAACAAATCAGCAACCAATATCGTCAATCTACAGCGATGAACAAACTGCAAACCAAACACCCTGAAATGCAGGGAATTTTGCAGGATGAGAAGTTTGCTGAATGGATTAAGGGTTCTAAGATTAGACAACAGCTTTTTGTACAGGCAGACCAACAGTATGATTATGATGCCGCTGACGAGTTATTTTCCCTATGGAAGGAACGTCAACAGGTTGTCACTCAAACTGCCGCCAATGAGAAACAGCAACGCAAGCAAGCTGTTAAATCTGCATCCACAGGTAATGCCCGTGGTAGTGGTGAACAGCGAGGCAAGAAAGTCTACAGACGCGCAGACATTATTAAACTAATGCGTACTGACCCCGATAGATACCAAGCATTGTCAAATGAGATTATGCAAGCATATTCAGAGGGGAGGGTACGAAACTAATATTATTTTGGAGAATTAAAAATGAGTACTAACGATTCAACTTATCCCGCAAATGGCGATTTCGTAGACAACA